GGCGAGCTATGGATCGCGCAACGGCAAGTCAAGGCGTGGCTCGCCACCGGCGGCCGGTCATGAACCGGGCCGAACACATCGACTGGGCGAAGGAGCGTGCGCTCGCCTACCTGCCCGGCGACGTCCCGAACGCGATGGCCTCCTGGGTCTCCGATCTGGGCAAGCACCCCGAGACCGAGCACCACGCGTCGATCGAGCTGCTCGGCATGCACGCGCTGTCCGGCCTGCTCGACGCGAGAACATGCCGTGAACTGATCGAAGGATCGTCGTGACCGTCGGCGAGCTCGAGGAGATCCTCGCGATGCTGCCCCGCGACACGGCCGTCACCATCTCCACCGGCGGCCCATGCCGGCACGTCGACTTCATCACCAAGATGGGCGCCAGCCGCAAACGGGACTCCTGGCCCGGCTGCCTCGACCCGGTTCCGGCCATCATCACGCTGCGCGCCAGCAGCGAGACCCCGCTGTGGTACCAGGCGTACGGCGACGACGTCGACTTCACCATGTGGGGCCGCTGGCCGACCAAGTTCCGTCGTCGCCCCGGCGGCGGTCGGCTCGAGGCAGCGAAGTGAGCGCCGGCACCCGCCGCAACGGCGCGCGGTACTGGATCGTCACCTCCACCTATGGCGACCTGGAGGAGGCCGAAGAGATCTGCAACGCGATCACCGACGCGTTGGAAGCGGCCGCGATCGCCCGCGGTGACGGGTGGAACCTGGACGTCGACATCATCGAAGCCGAACCGCCAGCGCCGGCTATTCCGTCGGAATATCCGGAGCCAGCGCCGTGACACCGACGTGGTGTGCGTGCCGTTGTCGCGGCCGCCGTCGTTCGATCGGTCGGAACGGTTAGTCCCTTTTAGGGATCTTGCTTGCTGGTTGGCCGGTTCCTGCCGATCACCGTGGCAAGGTGACGGAGCCGCACTCGGGTCGGAGCTGCAGCACCAAGCGCTCAGACAGACGTGTGCGGGGAGGCGTTCGATTTGACGTTGCGGGCGGTAGCGGATCCACCGTCCCCCGGCGAGATGCTCCGTCGGCTGCTCACGGCCAACCACGCCGACGGCCGTAACGGCCGCGACCCGATGGACACCCGCGCCTGCGAACGCCCGGTCGGCACGGCCGGCGCCAGGCTGACGCTCGAGCAGCGCCGCGCGGCCGCGCTCGCGCCACAACAGGACGCCTGGTGGTGCGACCCGGACTGGGACCGTCACGGCCTCGCCTGGTTCTACCCGCATCTGCTCGAGCTCGTCGGCACCCGTACGACGAAGGGCCGCAGCGGCGGTGGCGGCGGCATCGCCGTGCCGATCGACCTGCTGGCGCTGGACTTCCTGACCGGCCGGTACTGGGCCAGCGAGTTCGCGCCGTCGGAGACCACACTGGACGACCCGGACAACTATCGGCCCGGGTTCGTCGTGACGCTCCGCGGGCTGGAGCGTTCCGTCTGCCGGGCCCTCCGCCTAACGCCACGACCCAGGCCGACGGCGGAGGGTCTCGGCATCGACGACGGTGTCCTCGACACGCTCGCGTTCCTTGCGCTGCACGCCGACCAGCTCGTCGATGAGGCGCCGATGCTCGCCGAGACCGTGCGCAGCGAAGCGCTGCGTCTGCTCGGCCGGGCGGCGGCGATGGTGCTCGGCAACCGGTTCACCGCGTCGGTCAACGAATGCATGTACTGCTACCAGCAGACCGTCGTCGCCGACGAGGACCGGGCGGTGTGCCGCAACCCGGACTGCCGCCGGGGCGACGGCACCCGCAGGTGCTGGCGGTTCCAATTCGAAGAACTCGCCGGCGAAGAGCGTTGGGTCGAAGTCGACGAGCCCGACGTCCGCGGCCGCGGCCGGCTCAGCGACGAGCAGCTGTCGCGGTGGACCGAGGCCGGATGAGGTACGCGGGCAAGCACCGGCGAGGGACGCCATACCGGTTCATCCGGGTGCTGACCGACAACGGCTCGCCCTACCGCTCCCGAGCGTTCGCCGAGGCGCTGACCAAGACCGGCACCCGGCACAAGCGGACCCGTCCCTACACGCCGCGCACGAACGGCAAGGTCGAGCGGTACAACCAGACGATGCTCGCGGAGTGGCTGCGCCGCCGGCCCTACGACTCGGAGCAGGATCGAACGCAGGCGCTCGCCGAGTTCCTCAACTACTACAACTTCGAGCGGAAGCACTCAGCCCTCGGCTGGCTCCCGCCCATCACCCGAGTGCCCGCCGTGGGTCCGAAGGTCGAGCCGCAGGAGGTGGAGGAATGGCCCGAGGTGACGGACGACCAGCTCACCATCTTCGACGAGCTGGATGGACGGTGACCCGTGTCACCAACGTCATGAAGTACTACAGCTAGCCGCCGGACTCCGCGCGCTCGGTGCGCCGACACTCGGCCGTGGCATGTAACAACGAAACTTTGTTTCAAGAAGGAGAGCTGTTGAGCGAGACCGCAACGCCCGTCGTCGACGACGAGGCGATCGCCATCGTCGACGACCAACAGGAACCAAAGGCAGAGCACGAGAACGTCAGCGGCGTTGACCCGCTCGCACTCGCCGGCTCCCTGCTGCTCACCGCGCATCGCACCCTGTCGCAACGCACCGGCCCGTCGAACAATGTGGACCGCGCGATCGCGCTCGGTCAGGCGCTGGGCACCTTCGCGCTCGCCGACGCGACCCGCCGGCTTAACGAGACGCTCGAGCAGCAGCAGGCGGAGACCCTCCCGCAGCGGCATATGACGGGCCCCGGGTTGGTCGTGCCGATGGCAGTGCCGGCCGCCCGTCGCTGAACCCAAAACGCAATATCAGCCCCTCACCCACGAGGGTGAGGGGCTGACGGTTTCAAAAGAGGTTTAGAAAAGACTGAACCCACGGCTCAGGCGACGTCCTCGTCGACGTCGACGTACGCGGCGAGCCGGTAGGTGGGTGCGCGGTCCAGTGAGTTGCGGCCGCGGTCGTAGCGGCGGGTGGTCCGCGGATCCGCGTGCCCGGCGCCGTCTTGCACGTCGCGCAGCTCGACGCCGGCGTCCAGCGAGAGCGTCACGTACGTGTGGCGCAGCGAGTGCGGCGAGATCGGCTTGGATATTCCGGCGGAATAAGCGAGCCGTCGGATCAGCCGCCACGCGGCGAACCGGTCGATGCCGAACAGCAACGCCGACGCGCCCACGGGGGCAGACGCGCCGACGTCAGTCATGGACGGTAGCGCGGCGATCGCCTCGATGGTGCGCGGCGCGAGCGGGATCCTTGCACGCTTGCCACCCTTTCGGGTGACCGTGAGCAGCCGGTGCCCGCGCTCCTCCGCCAGGTCGGCGACGGTCGCCTTGCACGCTTCGGACACGCGCAGCCCGTTGAACGCGAGCAGGCACACGAGCGCGTACGCGACCGGGCTGTGGGTGTTGGCAACTTCCAACAGCCGGGCGAGCTCGTGCCGGTCGAGACCGAACCGCGGGGACTCGTCGGACACCTTGGGTCGGCGCAGCCCGGTCATCGGCGATCGCTTGATGAGGTCCTCGGCCGCGGCGTAGGAGTAGAAGCCGGACAGCGCGGAGAGCTTGCGGGCGATGCTCGAGGCGACCAGGCGCTCCTCGAGCTCACGGATGTAGACCTGCACGTGCATGCGGGCGGCCGCGAGCGGATCCACCTGCACGCATGCACACCAGTCGAAGAACTGGCGCAGGTCGGTGTCGTAGGCCTCGCGGGTGCGGCCGGTGTAGCCGGCGAGGAACGCCGCGGCGACGAGTTGCGTCGGTGAGTTGATGACCGGGCCGGCCGCGCGGTCGACAGGCGCCGACGCGCGCACCGCAAGCTCGTTGCTGTTCATATCCGCCTTTGCGGTGGAAAGATCCGCTTATGACCGAACTGATGGGATCGCTCCGCCCGATCAAGCAGCGGAAGAACGCGACGTCGCCCGGCGACGTCGACGTGATCGGCAACATCACGCATTCGGTCCGCTACCGGGTGCACGAGGACCTCGGCCGGATCGAGTTCCTCGACCAGGTCGAGCTGCCGTACGTGCCGGACGCGCAGGGCTTCGCCCTGTTCGGAGAGGCCGGTGACGTGCTGGCGGCAGTGCCGCTGGTCGCCGGCGCCCGCAACTGCGAGCTCACCCTCGGCCAAGGCTGGGGCATCCCGACGTCGTGGGCCGGGACCGACGTCGTCACGCCGGCGCTCACGGCCGCGGCGCGTGGCTGAACAGCCGCTGCGCGAAGGCGACGTCGTCGAGTGGCCGGAAAGCCGTAACCGCTACCAGGTGGTGCGGATCTTCGACGATGGCGGCGTCGTGCTCGAGCGGCACACCGGCGCCGCGGAGGAAGTCGTCCTGCTTGATGGCCCGGCGCAGCTGGCCGCCGCGGTGGTTGCGGGGTGACCCCGACGGTCGGGCGGGTCGTGCACTACGTGTCGCACGGCACGCCGGGCGGGGAGTTCGGCAAGGAGTGCCGGGCCGCGATCGTCACCCAGGTCGGCAAGACCCAAGGCGTGGTCGGGCTGGCGGTGCTGAACCCGACCGGCTTGTTCTTCCAGCCGACCACGTCGTACGACGGCCGTGAGCATCCCGGCGGCGGTACCTGGCATTGGCCGGAGCGTTCCGATGAGCGGCCGAAGCTGCCGAATATTCCGGCGGAATATCCGGGTGGCTGAGCTGCTCCGTCGCCTGCTGCTCCGGCTGCTCGACCTGTTGCCCGAGCCGGACACGTTCGGCCGGCTCACCATGCGCGAGGTCGAAGCGAAAGCGGCGTCCGGCCAGATGACGATGCGCGAGCTGGAACGCTGGGTGCGGGTCGCCAAGGACGCAGCGAGCATCGACGAGCGGGCCGCGTTCGTGCGGCTGTTCGGCGAACAGAATCCCGGTTAGGTCGACACTCTCGCCGCGGCGACATACATTCCGAGCGGCGAAAGGATGCGTGTTGGGGCCGGGCTTAGTGTCCCGGCCCCTTCCCGTCGCTTTTAGTGGGCACTCTGTGCCGGTTGGGCGATAGCGTCGGCAGCCGTGCAGCGGACCGCTTAATGGGGGCAAATCTAATTCGATCTTGGACGCCACTGAGGCGGGTTAGAGGCAGGACAGGAACGATTAGACGGTCGCCGTCCGGATGGTGCCTGCCGTCGTGCCTAGGTAAAGATTCCCGACGTTGTCAGCGGCGAGTGCCGTCGCGGGAACGTCGAGCTGCCCGAGCGTTTCGAGGGCTCCTGTCTGCCCGATCCGGTAGACGGTGCCGTTACCTGCAAGTATCAGCAGTTTCTGTCCGTCTGGCGTCACGGTTGCGTCCAGCACGAACCCAGACGGAAGTGCGGCGGTGATCGGCGAAGGGTCGACACCCGGTTTCGTGACGACATGCCAAGCGGAGTCGGCCGCTAGACCGTCCTGTTTAGACGTGTCGATGCAATAGAAGAACTCCACCCCGTTGCGAGCAAATCGGACAGCGTCGCCGACCGTCGCGGGTGACCCGGCCAGATTCGTCCACGTCCCGGCCGACCACTGATAGAGGCTGGTCGCAGCGGTGTCCTCGAATATTGTGAGGATCGTGCCATCGGTGAAAGCCATGCCGCTGTAGAAGCGGGCCAGCCCGGTGCCCGCGACCGTGAGCGACGCCGTCCATGTGGCCCCGCCGTCGGCGGAACGCCAGATGATCGCGTTCATGCCTGCCGAGCCGAATAGCCACAGCCCCTCGACTGTTTCGACAACGTCGAACACATGCTCAGGGACCGGCGCGACGTCTGTGGCGATGGTCCATGAGTCGGGGGTTAAGGCGTGGGCGTACTGTCCGGTGGACGGGTCGAACGAACCCTGCGGGTCTACGAACGGTGCGGTCAGACCTAGGCTTGTCGTCCGGAAGATCCAGGTTGCATCAGTCGTGAGAGTCGCTTCGTCGTTGACCGTGCCGGTGCCGGGGTCGATGGACAGCGCATGGATCGGGCCGGTGTTCGCGCCGTAGTCGCCGTAAGCGACATAGACGCGATCCGACCACAATGAGAGCCGGTGGACCTGCTTGCCTGTAGAGGTCGCCTGCGCCGCGATCAGACTAGGCGCAGCAAGTTGCGAGGTTGTGATCGTCGCCGGTGGCGGCGGCGGCGGTTCTCTTCAACCCTCAGCCAGCCGCACGATCGCGATGCCCGCCCAGTCGAGCGTCACCGCCTGGTCAAGCGTTCCGGAACCGGCCGTGCTGAACTCAAGCGCCGTGCCGCCATCCGTGGGTTGAACAATGCTCGGGAACCCGACACGAACGATATCGCCGTCGCTGCCAACGGCAGCGATCTCCGCTGCTGACAGCACATAGTCGAACAACATTCTGTCGGTTACCTGGGCGTGGAATTCGACTGAGCCTGTGGTCGGCGGCGTCGCGAATCCGATCTCGACGTCGATGGTCAACTGATACATGCCGGGAGCCAGGCTCACCGAGCCAGACTCATCGATGGTGATCCAATCGGGCTGGGTCTGTCCAGATTGAGCGGACCACGTCGTGACGTCCGGCGGCCAGACGCTGTAGTCGCCGGTCGCGCCTAGCAGGAACCCGATCGGCACAGAGGCGCCACTAAGCGCATCGAACGCGCTGCCGTTCCACCGCTTCAGCGCCTTGTTGGCGGTGTCGGTCCACTCGTCGTTGCCGGTCGCGTTGGTCGGCGCGACCGAACCGATCCAGTGCACGAAGGCGGCGCCGGCGGGACGGGCGGTGCCGGCGGTCGAGCCGTGCACGACGACGTTGCCTTTGCCGGCTGCCGCGGTGTCGGTGTAGGCCTCCGCGGCCGTCTGCGCGGCCGCGGCGGCCCCGGAGGCGTCAGCGCTGACGTCGCTCGCGGCCAGGACGACGGTGCCGGTGTGGCCGTTGACCGATGACACGGCGCCGGTGATGCCGGGCAGTGGTCGAGGGTCCATCCCCATCGGTCAGACCCCCTGGTGCACGACGTGCACAGTCGCGCTGCCGGACTGGGTGGCGAGGTAGACGACCTCTCCGGGCTCGAGCGAGTCGACCGGGTAGAAGGTGTTCGCCGGGATCTGCGCGCAGTTCGCCCAGGCGACGTCCTCGCCGCCGATCGCGACAGCGACGGAACACCAGAACGTCAGGGACTGACCGAAGATGTGGTCGGCGTCGGCGCCGTTGATCGCCGTCGGGGACGTGCCGACAGTGACTTGGGCGGACTTGAAAGCCATGAGGATGCGTCTCGTCTCTTGGTGGAAGCGGCTCAGCTGGCCGGCGAGCCGGTCGGGTCGGTGACGGCCCGGGCGACCTCGTCGACCGTGTGCGCGCCGGGCAGCTGCGGCTGGAGGGCGACGGCGTCGGCGGCCGCGGAAGCGATCGCGTCGACGACGTCGGCGCGTGGCTCGACGTCGCGCAGGAACGCCGGCAGCACGCCGCGGTCCTCGAGGAAGGCGACGACCCGGTTGACGGCGACGACGGCGGCCGCGAAGCCGGACAGCACGACGTACGCCGAGGTGCGGGCCGGAACGACCGTGAGCAGGCCGGGGATGACGACCACGGCGAGGGTCAGCACGACGACATAGGCGGTGCGGACGGTGCGTTTGGTGGACTCGGACAGGCGCAACGCGGGCTCCTAGAACTTGAGGGCGGCGAGCGTCTTCGGCCCGGCGTCGCCGTCGACGTGCAGGTGGTGGCTGGTTTGGAAGCCGCGGACGGCGCGTTCGGTCTTGTCGCCGTAGTCGCCGTCGACGGTGAGTGGGTGTCCGTCGACGCGGACGCCGGCGGCTTTCAGCAGCTTCTGCAGCCGTACGACGTTCTTGCCGGTCGAGTCGCGGTGCAGCGGCGGATAGGTTTTCGCCGTGACCTTCTTGACGGCGGCCTTGACCTTGGTGCCGAGGTCATAACGCAGCCCCGGGACGCGGGTGTGACCGATGAACTGCGACGTCGGCCGCAAACGCCGGTAGACCCCTCCCCCGTTCGGGTCGCTGACCGCCGCTGCGGGCGTGGTGTTGCCTTCGATGGTGTGGACGCCGTTGCGGTCGAGGTACTCGACGATGCCGGTGTGATCGGCGCCCGCGGCCTCACCTGGGAAGTGGAAGTAGGCGATGTCGCCGGCGCGGATGCCGAGGACGCCGGGGTGGAAGCAGCCCTTGCGCCGGGCGGCGTCGACCGCTTCCGCGCAGCCGGCCCAGAACCGGGTGAACAGCTGCTCGAGGTCGACACCGATCTGGGCGAAGACCCACCAGACGAAGATGGAGCACCAGGCGACGCCGTTCCATCCGAACGCGGCGCCGTATTTGGTGATGTTGCCGCTCTTGCCGTCGCTGCCGCCCTGCTCGACATAGCCGAGCTGGGCGCGCAGGACGCGCAGCAGCGCGCTGACCGTGGAAGTGCGCAACGAGATCTCCTAATGCTTGACGACGGCCAGCGCGAGGCCAGCGAGGCCGGGAAGGGAGGCGGCGAGGGTGAGCAGGGTGGAGCGCAGCCCGGACACCTGGTCGCTCTTCAGCGCGGTGACGTCGGTCTCGACGCGGCCGAGCCGGCCGTCGAGCTCGGTGCGCGGCACGTAGTTGGCCGGCAGGTTCTCGACGTGCTCACGCATGTAACTGGTGAGCTCGCGGACGTCTCCGCGGATCTCGTCGAGTCGGCGACCGAGCTCGCCGATGGTGATGTCGTCGATAGGAGTGCGGGGCCGGGGAGGCATGACAAGCTGTCCCCTTCACCAGGTGGGCGCGGAAGTCGAGAAGAGCGAGCTACATCGCCGCGGCGCGGTCGAGCGCGGCTTGAAGCGTGGCTGCGCGGTCGCGGAGTTGGGTGTTCTCAGTCTGCAGCGCGTGGATCTGCCGGTAGAGGTCGGCGAGCAGGCCGAGGACGGCCGATTCGTTCGTCACGGCGCGGCGTTCAGCACTAGGGCACCTGAGGTGACCTGGATCAGGCAGCGGGTGCTTGTTGCGGTGTCCGTGAAGACAATGCCGTTCGTGGCGCCGTTGCCGGGGATCTCAACGAAGTCGCTGCTTGTGCCGAGCATGACTTGATTGGCTTTGGTGGTCGCGGCGTCTGCGCCTATCGCGGAGGAGTGAGTATGCGCCGTTGCGACGAATGCATGCGTGCCGATCGCAGTGGCGTAATCAGGTTCGGCATCCGATCCATACCCAAGTGCTGTGGAGAATTGGCCAGCAGCCGTCGAACTATCGCCGACTGCTGTGGCCCGTAGCGCAGTTGCGCCTGCCTCACCGATCGCGACGGTGTAATCGGCGGATGCGACGGAGGTCTGCCCAATCGCGATGGCTTGGACGCCTTGCGATAGTGCACCCTGACCTAAGCCGACTCCACCGGTCGCGCCAGTATTGACCTTCGCATCGTGGCCGATCGCGATGCTTTCGTCGGCGAGAGCCCGAGCAATACGACCAATAGCGATCGCCTGCGACACACCCGTAGTCGCTTCGGCGAGGGCACCGATAGCGACGCCGTAATCACCCCAACCGCGGGCATGGTCGCCAATGGCGACGGAAGACACGCCATCGGCGCCCGCGTCGGACCCGACAGCGACCGCGTCGATAGCAGAGGTCTCACAGTTCGGTCCGAGCGCGACTGAGTCAGCGCCACCGGCTGTGCAGAACCAACCGATGGCGATGGCTTCCGACCCGTTGTCCTCCGCGGATACACCGATCGCGATGCCACGCGCACCGCCGGACGCGCTCGCGAATTGGCCGATGATGATCGGGTCGGCGTTCGGGTCGAAGCCGGTCTCGCCGGGTGGCAGTGAGGCGCCGCGGATGCGGGCCGCGAGTCTTGTGATGTCGACGCTGAGCGGGGCGGCGGCCGCGACGCGGCCGCCGAGGGTGCCGGGTGTCATCGACTGGGCCCAGCGGGTCTGCCTTTGTTCGCGGCTGCGGGGCGGTTTGCGTGCCATCATGCCTCGTAGAGCTCGGGGACGAAACTGATCGCGCCGCTGGTCGCGTCTTCGCTGACGCTGATGGACATGACGCGCAGCGCTGCCGCCCCGCCGGTGCCGTCGGGTGCGAGGACTGTGTCGCCGTTGTCGAAGTCGACGTAGGGTGTTGCGCCCTCGACCGGGACGCAGGCCGCGGTGAATGTGGTGGTCGGCGTGGCGATGTCGGTGAACGCGGCTTCGGCTTGGCTGGTGGCCTGCGCGTCGCTGCCGGCGTTGCCGAGGGAAAGAAGGTCTTCGACCCGGCCGTCGGTGGCTTCGTTGGCGGCGGCGATCTCAACCCACCCATTGGGGGTGCGAACGAGCAGGTGCGTGGTGATGCCGAGGTCGGTGTCGAGCTCGAGCTGGTCGAGGTTGAGCGCCGGGCGCAGCACGACCGGGTTGGCGCCGGTGGACCGGTCGGTGCCGCGTTGAGTCCAGGCGTGCAGCACGAGGTTGGCGTCGACCTGTACGTCGATGCCGAGTTCGGTGAGCTTCTCGATGAGGTCGGCGCCTTTGGTGCCGACGTTGTAGGCGGTGTCGACGATGTCGGTCCACGCGACGCCGGCGGTGTCGTCGGTTGAGGTGTAGTCCAGCGTCAGCGGAGCGAGGGCGGTGACGCTGCGCGCCTGCGCCTCTTCGACGAATGTCTTGAGGATGAGCGCCGCGTGCCAGCCGGGCGGCGTGGTGCCTTCGGGGCGGCACAGCCAGCTGGTGGTGTCGCTGCGCAGCACGACCGTGTCGATGACGCCGGCGCTGCTGGTGGTGGCGACGGTGCACAGGAACGCGGCCGGGTTCTGCTGGGTCGGCCATGCCTTGGCGGCGTTCTGCACGCGGGCGGCGAGCAGGTAGGTGCCGGCCGGCAGGTTGACGTTGTACGGGGTCGCGGCCCGCCAGGTGAGCGGGTTGGTCAGGTCGCTGGTGATGATCTGTTGACCGTTGAGGTACAGGTCGAGGAAGTTGTCGGCGGTGGCGTAGATAGCGACCGGCGAGTTCGCGGTGAGGGTGAAGGTGGCGCGGAAGTAGACGACTTTCAGGTCGGTGTCGTCGGTGTCCGGGTTGGTGTCCCAGATCCATTCGGCCGAGCTGTCCGGCCAGCCTTTCGGGTAGCCGGCGCGTGCGGTGGTGTCAGCTGTCCAGGCGACACCGGCGGGTGCGGCCCATTCGCTGGAGACGTACCAATCGCCGGCGGCGGAGGAGTAGTTGAAGGTGCGTTGGTCGCCGGCGTCGCGGTTGAAGCCGCCTTCGGGAAACAGGATCGCGTCGTTGATGACGTCTTGCACGCCTGGCCCGGTGATGGTCAGCCACTGGTCGACCTCGCCGTCGGTGTCGACGGCGACGTTCTTCGGGTTCTGGATCCGGAACGCGTACCGGTAATCACCGGCCCACCAGAACCGGACGATGTTGCGGTCACGCAGGTAGGTGACGGCCGGGTCGTCGTACGGGACGTCGAGCGAGCCCAGGCCGGAGCCGTTCAGCGGGTCCTGCCATGACAGGTTGCACCGGTCGGGCAGCACGGCGAGGCAGGTAGCGAGGTCAGGTGTCCAGACCGAGGCGAAGATCCGGTCCGGCACGGTCATGGCAGCCGGGCCGCGTTGTATTCGATCGACGCGGTGCCGGTGAGGACGTTGGCGCCGGGGTCGAGGTCGAACCAGCAGTCGTGTCCGGCGGCCGGCCAGGACAGGTCACCGATGACGGAGCTGCCGCCAGAGGTCGCGGTCCAGTTGGCGACGTCGATGGTGACGGTGCCGGCGCCGCTGTAGGTGAGGATCGCGCCGGTGGTGGTGTTGGTGAGGGTGCCGGCGCCCATGGTGATGATGAGCCGGTTGGTGCGGGCTTCACCGGCGATGGTGTCGGTGCCGGGTGCGGTGACGGTGACCGCGGCCGTGTCGTACAGGTAGCCGTCGAGGACACGCAGGTCGAGCACCGTGGTGCAGGTCCGGTCGCTCTGCATGGTTTCCTGCGGCAGCTGGTTGAGAGTGACCAGCGCCGAGGACTCGACGACGCCGGACGGTGTGAGCAGCCGGCGGGTGAGCGTGCGCGCGGTCTCCGGCCTCCAGACGAAGGCCTTGAAGTCGGCCCAGTTCTGCTGCCACTGCGCGACGGTCTCCGGGTCGCCGGCGTCGTTGGTGCCGTTGATGAGCAGCCCGATTTGCAGTTCGCCGGGGCCGGGGGTGCGGCGGCGGAACTTCGCGCCCGGCGCGAACGGGACGGCGTTGTCGTCGCCCACCATCGGCAGGTCGGTCCCGTTGGTGAGCAGTGTGCGGGCGTAGTTCGCCACGTCGACGCCGTCGAGCAGGTACTGCAGCGGCGCGGTCATGCGTAGCCCAGCTGGTAGGCGGCTTTGCGCAGCGCGCGTGGCAGCGCGGTTGAGGAGCGCTCCGGCTTCGGGTTGTTGATGACCAGCTCGCCGACAAGCGGGCCGGAATGCCCGCGCGGGGCGAGGGCGTCGCGGATCGCGGCGATCGCGTTCGGGTTGTCCAGCGGCAGGATTGCTTCCCGGCCGGCTTCACCGAAGACGCCGAGGGTTGCCGCGGTGGCCATGCCACCGTCCGCGAAATGCAGTAGCGGGAGGTCAGGGGTACTGAGGGTGAAGCCTTGCCCGGCGAGATGCAGGAACCGAGTCACGATGTTTGAGGGGATATCGAGGTTGAAACTCAGGCCGTTCCACCAGCCGATGATCATGTTGATGACGCCTTGGAACGCGGACGCGATCCCGTCCCACATGTGGGTGGAGGCGGTTGCGATGCGTCCGGGCAGCTTCTGGAAGAACCCGACGATCGTGTCGGCGGCGTGCGTGATGGTCGCGACGTTGCGGTGGAACTCGTTGACGATGTCGCGCCACATGCCGGTGAAGAACCCGACGAACGGGCCGGAGAAGAACCGGCCGACTGCCAGCCCGGCTGTGCTGAACGCGCCGAGCACTGACTCGACGGTCTGGATGTTGCGGTGGAACTCGTTGACGATGTCCTGCCACAGGTGCAGGAAGAAGTTCTTGATCGGCGTCCAGTGGTTGACCACAAGAGTGGCCAGGGCGACGACAGCGACAGCGAGGCCGGCGCCGCCAGTGAGTGATGCGACGAGCAGCCCAATGCCGGCGACGAACTCGAGCAACTGGTCGGTGTTCATGTTGTTGAGCAGCCTGGCGATGAACCCGACGACTTGCAGGATGACGGCGCCGAGCGGGGCGAAGGCGGTGATGAGCTTGCCGAGGACGCCGGCGAGGTTGACGAACAGGTCGACGACGCGCGGGCCGTTGGTCCGCACGTATTGCAGGAACTTCTGGAAGCCGCCGTTGGAGGACAGGCCGGCTGCCCATTGCGCGAACGCTGCGGTGAACCTGACGAAACCTGCGCCGATCGTGTTGACGATCGGGCCGAACGCTTCGAAGAGTCCGGCGAAGCCTTTGGCGATGTTGCCGAAGGCTTGGCCCATCTCGATGAGGGTTGGTCCGGCGGTCTGCTGGATGTAGGCGAAGAACTGGGTCCAGAACGGTGCGGTGAGCGCCTGGCCGGCTTGCTGGAAGAGGAAACCGAGCGCGACCGCGACACTGCTGACGAAGGCGGCGAACGGCTGCAGCAGCGGTGTCATCGCCTTGAATCCGGCCTGCAGCCCGGGGAGGAAGCCGGCGGCCGCGATGTTCTTGAGCTGCGTGAAAGCGGGGACGAGGGTTCCGGTCCAAAACTGGGCGAAGGCGAGGACGGCGGGGTTGGTCTTGGCGAGTTCGCCCCGGATCGTTTGCAACGCGGTCGCGCCGGCGGTGCCGGTTCCTTGCGCGGCTTTCTGCTGCTGCGCGAGCGCGGCCGTCAATGCGTTGCTGGCCTGGGTGATGCTGGCCGCGGCTTGCTTTTCGACGAGTGCCCGGTTGCGTTCGGCGTCGGCGAGCTGCTGGGCCGCCTGCTGCTGGTTGTGATGGCCGTCCGCGACGGCCTTCGCGGCGGCGACAACGCCGGGGGCGCCGGCGACGCCGGCTTTCTGCGCGGCGTTGTTGTCTTGCTCGGCTTGCTTGGCGGCCTCGTTCGCCTCGACGAGTGCCTGTTGGGCTTTCGCGAGGTCGAGAGCGGCTTGCTGTTTCTGCAGCGTCGTCGCGGTGCCGGAGGCGAGCGTCGCGTTGTAGGTGGCCTGCGCGTTTTGCACATCGATCGCGGCCTGGCGTGCGGCGAGTTGGGTGTCGACGACGCGGTTGGACGAGGACTCGAGGTCGCGGGCGGCTTGTTCGCGGGCCTGGTTGAGCGCCTGCTGGGCTGCGGCCTCTTGCTGGTCGGCTTGGGTCTTGGCGTACTGCGCGGCGGCGACGGCCTCGGTCGCGGAGATCTCCTGCGAGGCGGCCTGTTGCCGGGCGAGCGCGAGCGATTGGGTGGCAGCCTGGACTTGCCTGGCGGCGGCGGCCTGAGCTGATGCCGCGGCGGTCTCGCCGGCGGCGGCGTTCGCGGCCTGCTGGGCTTCGGCCGTGTGTTCCTGGCCGAGGAGCTTCACAGCGGCGCTCACCTGGGACGCGCCGAGGTAGAGGACGCCGAGTCCGGCGGCGCCAGAGGCGGCTGCGGTCGCGATGCCCGCGAGGCCGGCGGTCGCTGCGGCGCCGATCGGGATCAGCGCGGGCCCGAGACCGGCGATCACGCCTTCCATCGCGGACAGCCCGGACAGCGCGGGGCCGGTGTCCGCGGCCACATTGAGGGTGATGTCTTCGCCGTCGAGCGCGTCGACCTCGGCCTGGATGGCGGCGAGCTCGGCGGAGGCCTTGACCGCATCCACTTGCACGTTGATGTCGGGCGAGCGGGCGCCGAGCTCGTCGATCCGTGCGGTCAGCCGGTCCAGCTCGGCGAGGGCGTCGGTGGTCTGGATGTCGACGCCGACACGGACGTCGCGTAACGCCTCGAGCCGGCCGCGGATGTCCGCGAGTTCGGCGTCGAGCTCGGTAGCGTCGACGCCGACGTGCGGCTGTGGCAGGTCCCGGAGCGCGGCGTCGATGCGGGTGCGGACGGTCCGCGCGAACGAGCCGCCGAAGCTGTCGCCGGCGGCAGCGCCTTGCGCACCGGCGGCGCGGGTGCCGGCGGCGAGCGCGCCGGGCAGCGCGTCGCGGACCTTGGCGGCGATGCGGTCGGCGATGGTCTTGCCGAGGTTGTCGCCGGCCTGTGTGGCACCGGGTTCGGCGCCGGCCTTGAACCTGTTCCAGAACTCGCCGCCGTCGGGGACGACGTCGACGGTGACTTCACCGACCCGGATGCCGCCGTCGCTCACCGGTGGCTCCGTTTCGGTCGGTTGTTCATTTCTGGGTGGTGCGGTGCCGGGCGCGGAGCCGCTCGAGGTAGGCGCGGCTCTCGGCGCTCGCCGTGGGGCGGCCGCGGCTTGCGGCTGCGGGGATGCCGGGCCGCGGCACCGGTTTGGGTGGGGTCGCGGTCTTCACCCCGCCGCGGCGTACCTGCACGTAGGTGAGGCGTTCGACGGAGTCGATGAGGGCGGCGAGCAGCAGGTCCGTGTGTGACCAGGGCCCGTGGGTGTGTTCCTGCTCAGCGAGTTCGGCGAAGTCGTTGTCGCTGAGCTCGGCCATCCGCAGGGTTTGGGTGGCTGACTCGAGCGGCAGCTGCGCCAGGTATGCGGCGAGCTCACGCCAGGTGAGCTCGCCGGTGTAGAGCTGGCGCAGCCGCACGCCGGGGTAGAACCGGGCGAGGTCCGCCTCTACCGCCTCGCAGTGCTCCTCGAGGAACGCTGCGAGGCCGGTGATTTCCCCGGGTCCTGGCCGGTGGCGGCCATCCAGGCGGTGAAGAACGCGTCGATGTCGCCGAGGGTCGGGTCGACGTCGTTCCAGGACGCGAGGGAAGCCTCGGTGAGGCAGCCGGCGGCCCAGCTGTCGTAGTCGCCGTCGGCGATGGCACGCAGGTGCCGCGGCCGCCAGTCACGTACAGGCAGGACGTCGATGTCGACAGCGTCTGGGCCGAGCGGGACGGTCACTGTGCTGGTGCTGGTCGCGGCTTCAGCCGCGAGCTTGTCCAGTGCGGCCACGTCAGCCGCTCTTCAGCGCGTCGACGAGGTAGTACCAGTAGACGGAGAAGCCGCTGGTGTCCGGGTAGGCGGTGAGCTCGACCGGGTAGCCGATCGCCTCGCCGGCCTTGGCGTTGAAGTCGCCCGGGGTGGTGTTTTCCACGATCGGGCAGACGGCGCGGATGTGGTTGTTGCCGTCGACGATGTCGAACACGGCCGAGTAGTACTGCGTCGCGGGCGGGCCCTCCTGGAAGGAGAACGAGCCGTCGGTCGGGTCGACGGTGATGGCGTCGAGTGCGAGCTCGTTGTACACCGCGATCGAGGTGGCGTTGGACTCGAGGAAGGTCAGGCCGAAGGTGCGTTTGACCGACGTCTTCAACACCCGTACCGGCACTGTGGTGCCGTAGGCGTTGATGTCGTTGGCGGAGACGTTCTTCTTCGCGGACAGGCCGTCGCTGGTGACCCAGCCGGCGTCCTGGAACGCTTCGTTGAGGAGGTCCTCGACGCTGGTGGGGAGCGCGGTGCCCTCGGGGGCGAACCAGGCGAGGGACCCGCCGGTTCCGCCGGCTTCGACGCCGGCGAGGATGTTCTTGTTCTGCGTGGTCATGCGGTCCTCTCAAGGGGGCGGGTCGCGTCAGGGCAGGCGTGGGGGCCGGATATTCCGGCGGAATAAAGCGGCTCGCGGGCCGGTCAGGCGGTGTGCAGCGCGAGTTGGCAGGACAGGCCGTAGCGGGTCACGTTCGGGTCGTCGTACGGGCGCCAGGCCGGACCGGACAGGACGCTCACTTTGGCGACGACACCGTCGGTGGTGGTGTAGCCGGGCAGCTGGTATCGCAACGCCTTACGGAGGGCTTCGGCGCCGTCGCCGGCGCTGACCCGGTCGCGCTGGTAGTACTCGAGGTCGACGGTGGCGAGGCTGATGGTCGGGTCGGTGTCGGGGCCGCCGACGCGACGGACGAGGACGAGCGGCACGTTGCCGGCAAGGTCCGCTGGTCGTTCGGTGACCCAGCGGGCCTCGACGACGGTCGGGCCCCAGCTGGTGAGCAGGGTCTCGACGTTCACGGGTGGCCTTGTCAGTCGCGGGCGGCGTCGATGGCGTGCAGCAGGGTGTGGTGCGCGTCGTTGTTCTTGCTGCCGAACTCGACGAAGACGGCTTCGGGCGCGGTGTTGGTGACGCGGCCGCAGGCGCGGCGGTCGCCGCCGGACAGGACGCGGACGAAGTGGGTCACTTCGAAGCTGTCGCGGTAGCGGCCGGGGTGCGGGCCGGTCTCGTCGACAGGTGCGTCGGCGCGGGCGGCTTCAGCGATCCGTTCGGCGCGGTCGGCCATCGCCAGCTGCATTTCTTCGCTGCGCAGCATCCGGCCGATGCCGTCATAGTCGCCGCGGAACTTCGCGGTCATCGCGTCTACCCGGTGGTGCGGATCAGCGCGACCTGGGTGCCGGCGTTCCAGCCGGTGAGGCCGTTAGTCCAGGCGCCGGGCGCGCCGTCCACGTCGTAAGTGAGGTCGTTGACGACGACCTGGTCGAGCGCGCCGATGGTGACGCCTGGCGGCAGCAACAGGTTGAGCCCATCGATGACCAGGTCTTCGTCTTGCACGTTCTCGGTGCTGGCGCGTGGCCACGTGGTCGCGCCGGCGACGTCGGTCGACGTCGGGGTGTAGGTGTCGTTGCCTTGCGCGTCTCGGATCGGCTGACCGTCGCCGTCGACGGCGAGGGTGCGGCTGAGGATGGTGACGGTGCTCATCGCAGAGTGCCGATGGAGCGGATCTCGCGGATGTAGCCGCCGTCGCGTAGCGCGTCGACGTCTTCTTGCGCGAGGGTGACCAGGCCGGGGTTGTAGCCGTCGGTGACGCGGTAGGAGAACGGGCCGGTGCTCTGGTAGGACACGCCCGGTGTGCCGGGGGCGAGGTAGACGCGGGCGACCATGCGGGCGGTGATGCCGACGACGTCGTCCGGGATCGTCGAGTAACCGTGGGTGTAGGTGACGGCCGCGGTGGAGGCGGCGTAGTCCTTGAGCAGCTCGGGCAGGTTGAGCACCTGCTGCTCACCGAACAGGGTGACCATGTCCAGGCCGTCCCAGACGAACGGCACCGGGTAGGTGGTCACACCGTCGTAGCCGACGAGCGCGACTTCGCTGACGGCGGTGACGGGCCGTTGCGGCAGCCGGATCTCGCTGTGGGTGATGCGCAGCACGTCGGTGCTGGTGGCCAGGGTGAATGTCTGGCGCGTCTTGCGACGGACCAGCCGGGACGCTTGCGTCAGCAGCCCGGCGACGCGGACGGCTTCAGCCGATGTGAGAGCGCGGGTGAGTTCGGTCTCGACGTCGTCCTCGGTCGCGAGCGGGTCAAGCGACACGACGCGCTCCTCGGGCTAGGTATTCGATCGCGGCGCACCAGCGGTCCAGATCGACGGTCGGGTCGAGTTCGCCGGCGCGGGTCTTGGCGCGTTTGGACGCGGCGCGCCATGCGGTCGGCTGCAGCAGCCGGCTGAGCTCGGCCTGCCAGCTGTCGATGTCATCACGGTCGGCGAAGGTGCCGGCCTCGCCGAGCGCTTCGCGCAGACCGGGTGTCGGGTTGGCGATGACCGGGATGCCGGAGCACATCGCTTCGACGCCGACGCGGCCCCATGACTCGTAGGACGAGGGCATCAGCAGCACGCGGGTGCGCGAGTAGACGGCGCGCATGTCCTGGCCGTGCTCGAGGACGGTGACGTTGGGCAGGTCGGTGCGGATGAGCTGCTCGCCGTAGGCGCCGACCACGCCGAGGAACTCGACGTCAGGTAGCCGTTCGGCAAGCGCGTAGAACGTGTGCGCGCCTTTGGCCTCGTTGAGGTTGATCAGGGTGACCGCGCGGCCGGGTTTGGTGCGGTACTCCTCGGCGAACACCGGCGGCCGGACGATGAGCTGCCGGCCGGTGTAGGCGAAGTCGTCTGCCATCCATTGGCTGTTGAACACCGCGAGCGCGGTCGAGCCGGTGAGGAACGTCTTGGTGGTCGGGTGGGTGTTGTGCAGCACCTGGACGAGCGGGCGTTTGACCATCGCGCACAGCGCGCCGGCCCGGGCGGTGTTTTCCAGGTGGGTGATGACGACGTCGGCGTTCTCGACGAAGGGCCAGGGGTCGTTGCGGCCCTTGTGCGGGTGCACGGTGATGCCGTGCAGGTCGTACGGGCCGGTGTCTGGTGTCGGCCGTGACAGCAGCACGTCGACGGTGTGGCCACGGTCGGCGAGCGGCCGCAGCATCGACAGCAGCATCAGCTCCGCGCCGGCGCAGTGCCGGGGCGGGAAGAGGTGCACCATCGCGAGGACCCGCAACGGTGCCACCTCTCCCCTGCCCCGGTTTATCTGCTACTGCCGGTCAGCTGGTCAGCTGAGCTCGGCGATCGGCGACAGGACCGCGAACGGGTAGCGCTTGGTCTCGTCGGACTGCAGGCGCGTTACCGGGTTCGCGGTGGCGAAGCCGACCCGGAACACGGCGCGCAGGATGGTCGAGTCCTGCTGCATCGCGTTGAACACGACCGCGCCGCTGTCGTCGCTGATGATGCCGTCCTCGTGCATCGAGAACGTGATGTCCTGGCGCAGGCCGACGACGGCCTTGCTCCAGTCGCCGCCGATGACCGAGGCCTTGGTCGGGTCCATCGCGCCGTTCTCCAGCTCGGAGCAGGCGCGGCCGTAGAGGCTGTTGCCGTCCGGGTTCTGGGTGTAGACGGGCTGGCCGTTGGCGCCGCGGATACCGACCAGGTTCCACTCGAACCCGGGCGCGAGTGCGAAGCCGTTGATGGTGAAGCCCTGCTTGGCGAGGGTGACGCCGAGCTCGGTGACGTCGGCGCCGACGTCGGCGAGTGTGCCGACGTTGACCTTGTTGCCGGCGGCGACCGCCCCGGTGTAGATGTCGGTGGAGAACGTCGCCGGCGCGGACACACCGAACAGGCCGGCCGCGTCGAGCAGGTAGCCGAAGGCCTCGACGATCCGCGGCCGCACCTCGTCCCAGACCGGAACCTGGGCGTCGTCGATGTAGGCGTTGGGGATCGGGACGAGGACGGCCATCTCCTCGGCGGTGAGCACGACGTTCTTCCAGTCCTGGCTGGACGTCTGCTTCATGCCGGTGTCACCGGCGACCCAGTAGGCCTGCGGCAGCACGGACAGGACCGGCTGGCGGGTGGTCAGTGACGACATCGTCACCTTGCGGGCGTGCGAGAGCAGGTGCGATGCCTTCGGCAGCTCCTGGATGATCTGCGCCGCGACCGGTTCCGGGACAAGGGGGTCCTGGGACGCGTCGCGGGAAACCAGGCTGTTGTACGTAGCCACGGGTTACCTCACATTCGGGTGGGGTCGGGTGAAGACAGCGATCCGGTCGCGGCTACGTCCGGGTGCTGCAGGGGTCAGGTGGTGTTGCGGCCTCGCGCCAGGCCGCGGAACCAGGCGTTGGGGTCGGTCTGCGCGCCGGGTGCGGCCCCGCGCCGGCCCTGCTTGAGGTCCGGAGCCGGTGTCTGTGTCGCCGTGCCGCCGAGGGTCTTGGCGAACGCGAGCAGGTCGTCGGCGGCCGAGTTGATCTCGTCCTCGTCGTCGCCGTAGAGGAACTGCGCGGCGCTTGCCGGCAGGCCTTTCGCGGCCGCGACGGTGAACCTGGTCAGAGACAGTTCGGCTTCGGCCGCGCGGATGTGCGCCTCGGCGATCTTCTCCGCGTCGCTCATGGTCGACCGCTCGAGCTCAGCGAGCTTCTGCGCGGCCGCCGCGTTGCTCTTGGCGCGCTGCTCCCACTTGCGGGAAGCCTCGAGCCGGCCCTTGAGCTGCTCCGGCTTCAGACCGGACTCCTTCAGCAGCTGCTGCAGCGCCTCGAGCGCCGCGTCTTCGTCCTCGGCGCCGGTGGCGCCGTCGTCGGTCGCGCCGGCTGCGGTGATGGTGCCTGTTGCCGTGGTGTCGTCGTCGACCGTGCCGGTCGTCGTCGTGGCCTCGGGCATGCGTGTCCTCTCCCGTGACGGGTCGGTGGGTGCGCGTAATTCGCGCGAAATTCCGGGCTGCTCCGTGGCGGAGTCAGGCCGGCAGGTTGGAAGGGCCGGTGAAGCGCTGGCCGCGGACGGTGAGGACCGGGCCGATCTCGCCGTGCTGATGGACGACGAGGACCTTGCGGTAGTCCGGTACTCGGGTACCGCCGCGGGCGTCAGCGGTCGACTTGCCGAACCGGTCGGCGATCGCGGCGTGCACGTCGTCGAGCCGTTGCTCGTCGAGCACGTGACCGGGGTCGGCGGTGCCGACGATCGGCGCGATGGAGCAGTCGCAGCCGGGATGGATCGGCATCAGATCGGCCTTGTGGTAGCGCTGCGTCGACGCGACGATGCACAGGCCGCAGGACTGCGCGCCTTCGAGCACCCGCCGGTAGCCGATAACCCGCTTGTTATCGCGGAGAAGCTCGCGGGAGGCGTATGTCTTGGCCAGCTGCAGGTCGGTGGCGGCAAGGTTCTCCAGCCGCTGCTGGCCGCGGTCGACAGCGGCCGGCAGGTCGGTGCCGGCGGCGAGTTCGGTCCAGACGGTGCGGAACGGCCGGGTGTACTCCTCGTCGAGTGGGAGGCCGCGCAGGTCGCCGGCGGCCGGCGTGGGTATGCCTGCCGGTTGGTGCGGCATGCCGGTGAGCAGCGCGACCTGCCGGGTCAGGTATGCGGCGGTCAGCGCGGTCATCCGCTGTTGCGCGCCGAGCAGCACCGGCCGGGCCAGGCGGAGGAACCGGTCGACGTCGCTGCCGTGCCAGGATCCGAGGCCACGCCAGAGCGTGGCGAGAGCTGCGAGCAGCGCGGCGCGTAGCTGCGCGGACTGGGCCTGGTTGGCGGCGGCCAGCGCGTCAGCGGCCGGCAGGCGGCTGCGGCTGGTTGCCATTGCTGCTGTTCGGTGCGTCCGGGACCGGCGCGTGCATCGTGTCCGTGTAGCGGACCGGGGTCCCCGGCGGCTCGAGCTGCGGGAACTGCGCGAGGAGCAGCGCGTCCGCGGTGCGGTTGGCTTCCATCGCGTCGATCTGCTGCGGGGTCTTGCCGAGCAGCTCCATCCGGTCGCGCCAGGGCACGCCGGCGCCGGAAGCCTTGCTGGCGGCGTCGTAGAGCTCGGCGATGGTGCGGTATTGCGGGTCGCGCCAGACGACCTCGCCGTCCGGTCGTGGATCCTCGCCGGCGGCGACGGCGGCGAGTTGCTGCACTTTCTCCCACGACTCACCGAAGTGGCGTTGCCGGGCGAGTGCTTTGGCGACCAGGCCGATGTCGGCGGCGAGCAGCGCTTCGGCGCCGATGTTGGTCATTTCGGCGAGCAGGTAGTGCGCGGGGGTGCGGCTGATGGCGGCCAGGTCGCGGATGTCGGCGTCGGCAGCCTTGAGGAGCTGGGTGATGTCGGACTGCTGGAAGTCGCCGAACTGCGCGCTGTCGTTCTCGACCGCCCACAGCAGGTCGGCGCCGGCTTCGAACGGGACGGGGTTGCCGTTCTCGTCCTCGGTTTTGACGCCTTTGGCCCAGCGTTGCCGGTAGGCCTGCGCCTTCTGGGTGACGAGCCGGTCGAGGATCGTGTTGTTGATCCGGTCTTGGACGTCGGTGACGTCCTCGAACTCGCCTTTGCCGCGGAGCCGGTTGATGAACGGCACCACGGGCACTTCGCCGAACGGGTTGTCGGCTTCTCCGTCGTCGCCTTCGTCGAGGTCGAGCGTCCACACGTCGGCGGTCCACTGCTTGGACTTCGCCGGCGCGACGTAGTAGCTGATGACGTTGTCGAGGTAGACGACCGCGTGCCGCTCCTTGGACACGTCGTCGACCCATGTCTTCAACGCGGCGCGGACCGTGCGGCGGCGTACCGGGTCGGCTTCGTGGATGACCTCGCGCGGGTCTTCCGGCGTGATGAGCGGCGTTGTCCGGTCGTCGTCGTTGACGCCGACGATCGCGTAGCTGCGGCCGGCGATCAGCGCGTCGACGTGCACCTGTTCGCTGTCCGCGTCGAGGCTGTTGGCCTGCCAACGTCGCCAGGCGGCCGCGTCGTCGGTGACGGTGGCGCCGGTGCCGGCGCGGAACCCGTCGATGTGCAGCCGCTCGTTGAGGGCCTCGACGACGAGCGCGGTGTAGTTCGACCGTGCTTGGCGTTGCAGCTGTCGGAAGACGGCCTTCTGCCGGCGGTGACCTTCGGGCAGCGGGTGGTCGCCGTCGTAGTAGCGGTAGAGCTTGTCGAGCCGGGCAGCGTCGTTGGCGAGCCGGTTGCCGAGGCGCAGCAGCCAGAAGCCGGGTGAGCCGGCCGTGGTGTCGATCGCCACGGGCAGGGCTCCTTCAGGCTTCGGTTAGTAGCGGCGCAGCGTCTTGGACTGGCGCGGCGGGTTGAGGTCGACGGCGAGGGCGTCCAGCCGGGCCTGCCAGGCGAGGACGGCGGCGATCGCGGCGTCGATCTTGCGGGGCGAGTCCGGGTGGTCCTTGGCGATCTGCAGCCCGGCCTGGGAGGGCCGGCGGCGCGCGTTCAGTACGTGCTGGCTGAGGTGGTAGGCGCCGTCGTGGGTGAGCTCGCCGTCGACGATCGCGTTGTGGAACTGCTCGAGCGCGCGGACGATGAGCCCGGAACGGCCGCCGGTCATCCACCATTCGACCGGGTGCTCGCGGGAGGCCTTGACCTTCAGCCGCGTGCCGTACGCCGCCTCCCAGGCGGCGATGTAGGTCTCCCACTTGGCCGGGTCGGCGTAGAAGCCGACCACGTTGTAGGAGCCGAACGCGTCGCGGACGGCGGCGTCGACGAGGGTGGTCGGAACCTGCCAGTTCTCACCGACCGGGCCTTCGGGTTGCTCCCAGACCTCGATCTCGAACAGGTGGCCGTCGGCGACGCGGCAACCGATCAGGGCGGTGGCGTCGGTGATGCCGCGGGCGCGGGAACGCGAGCCGTCGAAGCCGAGGGTGACGGCGTCGTTGTCGGTGATGAACTTGTCGTTGTCGAGCCGGCCGGCCCATTCGTGCTGGGCGACCCAGGCGTCGTCGGCGGTGGAGACCTGGTTGAGGTAGAACCGGCGCGAGTCCGACGGGTGTGTGGCCGGGTCGTAGATTTCGGCGACGATCCGGTCGATGTCGACCCACGGCGCGTCGACGTACAGCCGGCCCAACGCACCGCGCAGTGCGGGCTCGTCGGAGAGGTCCTCGACGTCTTCGCTCGGGTGCCAGCGCAGGATGCCGGTCTGCCGCAGTTCGCCGGCGGCCGCCTTGTCGGCGGTCTCCGAGGTGGCTTCCGCGACGCTGCCGGCGCCGGGCGTCCAGGTGTTCGTCGTCTCCAGCGACCGGCCGCGCATCTTGGCGAGGTTGCGGCGGATGACCGCCGCGAGCCGGACGCCGCCGTTCTGCGGGGTCCACAGGTGCGTCTCATCGAGGATCGCCGCGGTGGTGCGGCCGCCTTCCCTCGACGGCGCGGACGCGGTGACCGGTTGCAGCAGGCCGTTGCGGGTCTTCACCCGGGTGACGCCGGCGTCGAGCCCGGGGATCGCGCCGGTCTCCTTCGCCTCGCGCAGCATCGCGACGACGACGGACATGGTGTTGTCGGTCTGGTCGCGGGAGACAGCTGCGAGCTGCACGTGCGGGGAGGCGTGCGGGATGGCGATCGGCAGGTCGCCGTCCCAGCCGCCGAAGCGGACCGGGCCCGCGAGCTCGCAGCAGGAAACGCCGCCGGCGAGCGGGGACTTGCCGGTGCCTTTCGGCAGCACGATCTGACCGCGGCGGAAAACGAACTCGCCGCCGTCGTCGACGACGTACCACCAACACAGGAAGCGGGCTTGGGAGTCGCGCCACTGCCACGGTTCGCCGGCGTCGTCGCCGTCGGGCTGGATGAGCTCGGTCTCGCCCCAGGCGAGGACGTCGGGGCCCAGGGTGGGAAGGTCGTGGTCCTGCGGCCAGCCGACGGGCAGGCCGTCATCGCCGAGCGGCACCAATGCGAGGCGCCCTCGGACGTCTACCGGCGGCATCAGCCGGTCTGGGCGTGGCGGTCCCAACGCGCCCGGGCGGCCCTGCGCCGTTCCTCGGCGATGCGCTCGAGCTCGCTCTGCGCGCCGGCGCCCGGCTTGCCCGCGGGCAGCTTCAACGCCTTGAGCAGGTTCGCGAGCACGGCCCGGTGCTGGCGGATCTCGGCGAGCAACGGCGTGATGACCAGCTGGCCCATCGACCCTTCGGTCGTGAGCTCAGGCTCGGAGGACAGTGCCTTCTCGAGCCGATCGACCAGGTCGGCCTCGCGGGCCGCGTCGACGAGGATGCGCACCTCGTCGGGGCGCAGCTCATAGCCGTCGGTGATCTGCTTCCACAACGCCTTGCCGGCCGTCTTCAGCCCGGTGGGCTGGCGGGCGTCGGTAGGCATGCGGGTGCTCCCGTGTCGGGACGGTGGAGCGCGGCCGCCGTGCCGGCGGGGCGCCAAAAAAGCCGGGGATTTTGCATGCACAGCCCGAGCGGCAGCACGTTCCGGTCTGGCGTGCGGGCCGGTAGGGAGTCCCTCCCCCTGGGGTGGTGGAGTGGGATCTACCGGCCTTCTTGCTGTTGCATTTACGCGAGCCGAGCCGCGTCGCCGCGGGTGGCTAGCGCTTCTTCTTGCCTTCGAGCTCGGCGTGCTGAGTGGTGGTCATTCCAGTCGCGGCCATGTGACGAAGCTGGCAGTAGCCGTGTGCCCGCTCGCCCAGGTGCGGAGTGAGCAACGTGACACACCGGTCGTAGTCGCCCGGTTGACCCCAGCGGATCTTCGCTGCGCCTTCGCCGTGCTCCCAGTACTGACGTAGACGCTCGGCGCTGCCGAGGTTGCGCGTGCTGGTTCTCGCCATCAGGGGCCGGCCATCCGGCTGACCCGCGCGGTCTTGCGCGGCACGTTCGCCATGCGCAGCGCCATGCTCGCCGGCGAACCAACGCCGCGGGCCTTGAGCGAACGCTTCACTTGGGCGATGCCGGCGCGTCGCAGCGTTAGCGGCTGCGGCACAAGCGGGTCCGTCCCTGGATCGCGTGTCACCACCGAGGTGTAGTTGGCCATCGCGTTTCCTACTTCAGACCTGGGTGGCGTTCAGCGGGGCGCCGGCGACTGCCGCAAATTGCGGCAGCGGCGCGGCCGCCCTCGCTTGAGGACTTGTAGCTGTGGCACTGACCGCACTTGCCGGCCAGGTTCGCCAGGCCATGGTCGTCGCCGCGGCGGACATGGTCGGCGTCAGTCGACGCGCGCACGCAGCGCAGCTGATGCGAGCACTTCGGGCAACCAGTACACCGACACAGCACGTCACGTTGCAGAACTGCATCGCGGATCCGCGACCAGTCGTCAGGTAGCCGACTCCGGCGACTCGAGCCGGCCCAGGCCGTCATCTCGAGCTGGTCGCGGCGACACTGTGCGCGAGGGTGCAGTGCGCGAGCGGTGCGGCGCGACGCCGGCGCTCATGCCACTCGAGCTCAAAGGTCTGCAGATGCAGCGCGATGCGATAAGCCTCGGACTGCTGGTCGCCGCCAGCAGTCCAGTGCCGGAACGCCCAGGCAGCCTCGAGCAACAGCGACTCGGCCTTGGCCAGGCGCTCCTCGAGCTGGCGTGTCCGCGCGCAGTTGCTCATCAGTCGTAGATCCACTCCGGGCAATCCATGTGCTCGCGCAGATAGATGACAAGACCGCCGGGGAGCTCGCGCGGATAACTGCGTTCGGTCTCGCCGGCGCGGATCACACGTCCGCAGCGAGAACACATCAGATGCGCCCGATCTCAACGGGCACGCCCAGGTGCCGTGCCGCTGTCGCGGCCCGGGCGACGTGCTTCGCGCAGACGAGGATTAAGCGGCGAGGAGGCTCGACGGCCGCGATAGCAGGGCGTCGGCACTCATCATCGGCCGAGTGCCAGCTGCACGGGAAGACGCTGCCACCCACGTTCAGGACGCCTTTGCGGCAGGACGCTTCACCGGGATGAGCGCGCGACGGACGGTGTCAACGAAGCAGTCGTTCAGCTTGTCGCCGAACTTGCGCAGCGCGGCCTTCTGGTCCAGCCGGCGGCCGCCGGACGTCTCCGTCAGCTTGATGCCGCGGAACGTCTCGCTGCCGCGCTCACTCATGTACTCCTTGAGCACCTTGCAGGCAGCGTCGTGACGACGTGCGACCGGCTTGTGCGCCTCGACCTCGTCGATCGTGGCCCAGTACTCGGCCGCGGCCTCGGCTGGCTTCACTTCGCCTCCGTGTCAGTTGCGAGCTCGCCGTCGAAGACGGCGAAGACGGTGTCGCACTTGGTGCAGTGCCAGACCGGCACGCGGTACATGACTGAGTCGCGCTAGAGCCGAGAGCGTCGTCCG